ATCTGAGCCTCACTATGGGAACACTCGGCAACGAGGGTAGACGGTCGCGCCTTAGTGACCGATCAGCGTTCAAACGTACATTGCGATGGGTTATCCACCGAACAAAAATAGACAGGCTTCCGTGTCTGTGGAAAAAAAGGGTTCTGTCTTATTTTTGACAATTCTTTTCTTGATCTCGCCGTAACGTTGTCCTCGTCTGCTGTTGCATGGTTTGCATGATGGTGCAAGGTTATGCAGTTCATGCGTGCCACCTCTGTCGTACTCGAGTAAGTGGTCTGCTTCTGTTGCCGGTGCGCCGCATATGTAGCACTGAGGGTTGTCTCGTAATAGTTCGGCTCTGTTGTCTCGGTATTCTTTGCTGTTCCAGTGGCCGTGTTTCTTTTGTTTGTCTGTCATCGGGTTTCCTTTGGTTGGTGGTAATGGTAGGTCAAGGGCAAAGGTCAATAGATACTGACGCCCAAGCAAGAAGGGCACTTGCTCGGTTGTCCTCAAAGTACATAACAGAGTTGGGTGGTTTGTGTCCCCCACTATTTTGACGAATGTCTCGTCTGGGAAGCCTGTCTATTTTTGTTCGGTGGATAACCCATCGCAATGTACGTTTGAACGCTGATCGGTCACTAAGGCGCGACCGTCTACCCTCGTTGCCGAGTGTTCCCATAGTGAGGCTCAGATACTCACAAGGGCTAATGCTCATCTCTTCATGAGCTGTTGTTGTAGGGGGTGTCGGGTCAGTGTTCACTCCTGACCCGACGGTGAGATCATAGTCAGACGGGTGGGAGCATTGTCAAGTATCCCCCACTAAATGCCTGAAATATGTAAGGTGAGCCTTATGCAACGGCAACTTGGTCGTATCGCTGCACTGCTCAACAGTCAAGGAATTGACATAGACGAGATAGGTGAGGTCACTCAAGTGAAACCGACGACTCGAGCAACATTGCGTGAAACATCGCTGATTCAGTTTTCTCCTAAATGGGAGAACGGTCCCGAATGGCCAGTAATTAAGCAAGGTCCTGTAGTGCGTATTCCTGTGTCTAAGGTGCAGAAACGCCAGTCAAAATGGGCTCAATGCTTCATATTTCCTGACATACAGATCGGCTATTTTACGACTTTGACCGGTCAACTTGAACCAATCCATGACGAGCGTGCCATTGATGTGGCGTTACGCATTTGTACTGACGTTAACCCTGATTTGGTCGTGCTGGTCGGCGACAACCTTGACTTGGCTGAGTTAGGCAAATATGTCGTCACGCCTGCATATCAGCGCACAACTCAAGCGACGATAGACCGGGCAACTCTGTTAGGTGCACAACTACGCAAAGCAGCTCCTAACGCAAAGATCATTTGGTTGGCAGGTAATCATGAGGAGCGTTTACCCAAATACCTGTTGATGAACGCTTCAGCATCGTTTGGTTTGAAGCGTGGCAACCTGCCTAATTCGTGGCCTGTAATGTCGGTCCCGTTTTTGTGTCGACTTGATGAGGTTGATATTGAGTACCGCCCTGGCTATCCAGCAGCTTATTGTTGGATCACTCCAGAGTTGCGTGTTGTTCATGGTGACAAGGTTGCTAGTGGTGGCAGTACGGCCCACAAGTATTTGTCGTCTGAGAAGGTCAGTGTCATATATGGGCATATTCACCGCCGTGAATGGGCGGAGCGCACGAGAGACGACTTTGATGGTCCTAGGACGGTTATGGCGGCTTCGCCTGGCTGTCTATGTCGAGTAGACGGTGCAATACCTAGCGTCAAGGGTGGCATTGATTTAGACGGTCGCCCATTGAAACGTACTGAGGACTGGCAACAGGGCATAGCGGTCATACCGTACGATCCTGAGTCAGGGAAGTTTGTGTATGAGCAGGTCGCTATAACCGATGGGTTTGCGATGTATAGAGGGAAAGAGTATGAAGCATCAGCTGGTACAAATCATTTGGCATGACGCCCACAGTGTTTGTGAGACTTGGACAACTAAAGGTGAGATGGATGTTTCGCCGTGCATCGTGTCCAGTGTCGGTTGGGTGCTGGAGTCAATCAAAGCAGATCATGTTGTTATCGCTCAGTCACGCATACTTGATGACGACCATTACGACCATGTTCTAGCGATTCCGACCGGCATGATTAAGCAGATCAATCGGTTGAAGGCGACTCGGGTTTTGCCTGTCGGTGATGATGGGATTCAAGTCGAATCCACTGACCGTTGATGTTTATTTCGGCAAACTTGATTTGTTCGGGACGGTAAAAGTTTCCGTTAATTGTTAGGTATTCAACATGATGATCGTTTGCTATAGCGATAGCAAAAACTGGGGTCGTAAACGTCCATTCTTTGTCGCCTGTGACAATACGCATTGGGTTAATTGGTTGCATAAATTCAGTCATCGTCTGGTCTCCTGGCTAGTCGGTCGCTAATCTTGTTTAAGTCTTTGGGCCGCCAAACGTGCACCTCTTCGCCTGAGTCCTCGAGCGCGTTGATCCAGTCCCACTGGTTCTCCGAAACAACACCCTTGTTGGTTTTCAATTCGACAAAGATTGTCCCACGGTATGGATGCGACATGACTAAGTCTGGAAATCCTTGGTTGCCAGAGTTCGGTGTGATCCATTTGCCTGGCCGTATCTGTGCAGGCTGGGTGTGCATCACTCGCCAACCATGCAATTTAGCCAATGTAATCACGGCTTTTTGAAACTCTGCCTCGGATGGTTCAGCCACCGTGCATCAACCGATCAATGATTTCTGAAGCTTCACGCTTAGTGGATGGTGCTTGACCTTCCCAGTTTTTGGCTCGAAGCATCCCAAGTTGTTTGGCGGTCGGCGGTTCACCGGATGAGCCAAGTGCTTGTGTGCGTGCGACAGCTGCAGTTAGTGGTGCTTCAGTTTGGACTTCTGCACCTTGCCGGTAGACCTTGACTATTTCTTCAAGTGACGCACGTTTCTTTGCCCCTTGGTATTGGTAGTTAGCCAGGGCCCGTCCCACGCATGACGTTTCACAGTTTTCCAAAGCACTGGTTTTATTAACCATTGACGACCCACGGATCTCTTCTGCCCATCCCGTAGTTGTCGGGACTGTGTCGCCTATGTCGGCGTAAAGGTCGGCGCGCATAACAATTCGAGTGCCGTCGTCCACAATCAGTTCGGTGACAATGCGTCCTCTAGGGCAGTCTTTCCAAAACATTGGTAGGCGTTCTGCTACTTCGGCGTAGTCGGCTGGGTTGAAACTCATATCAACTCCTGCAATTCGTCCTTATAAAACCATTGTTCATTTATAAGAACTGAATATTCTTCAACATCGCTTTGAAGAATCATTCCCCAAAGCGTGTGAAAATCAACGGCATCTTCTGCAAGATCAGAATCGCTTTCTTCGGCAAAACTGAAAGTAATTCCAAGAACAAAAGTCCAACCAATATCAAAGACTTTTATTTTCATGGGCAATAAAGGTGTTATTGAATTACGAATCATGATTCCATGTCCTTTAAGTGTCGGGCCTGTGCAGGCGTTTGGTTTTTAAGATTGTTAACCACTCGAATCATGGAGACACAACGTGCAGTTTCTTCAACTGTCATGCCTTTGAAACCAGACTTTTCAGCGCATTTAAGACATATGCCACGCAGCTCTACACGCATCCGCATATCAGCCGAATTAAAACCTGACGCGCAAATGTTGCAGTTCACTTGAAACCGCCTAGCCTCATGGCCACAATCGTGTCCTGCGTTGACTTCGTGAGATTAGACAGATAGATACCGTTCTCCTCAGCAACATAAGCCAACTCAAACAGGGCTTTCCTGAGCATCCCGACATCTTCGGCTTGGCGTTCAATTTGCCATTGTGCGGCTTTCATAGCTATCTCCGCTTTAGTAACAGCGCGAGTCATTTCTTGAATCTTGTCGATCATGTCGGGTCCTTTACTTGTCGGTACTTACCATCACTATAAACCATCGGTGTGGCTTTGCGATCGTTGTAATTCTTAGACCTGATCCGCCTACGGTCGTTCTCGGTAGTGCCAGCCCAAATACCTTTCTCGTCTGGGTGACTCATAGCGCACGCCAAACACTCAACCCGTACCGGACACGCATCACAGAAAGGCTTAATAACATTGAGGTTTCGTGATGACTCAACACCGTTGGACGGGAAGAACAGGTCTAGCGGTAGTGCTCGACATGATGCTCTAATCTGCCAGTCGGGTCGGTTGATGTTCAGCACAACTTCCACGGCCTCCAGCCACAACCACCTTCGGCTTCCAGCTCCGAGTACAGCAGGTAAGCAAAACGCAGGTTAAGTGTCGGGTCGCTCATTGCTTCCTCAAACGGCATACTAAAAACTTGCTCAACATAAGAACGATGCAATTCGTTAATTTGTGCGATCCCGTGATCGGAATTGTTAAACCGTTTTGCCAGTTCAGGGTCACTGGACAAAGGCGTAATGTTGAGGCACCTTGTCTCCTTCCAAAGCAGGCGACCCAACTTCTTGAGTGTCTCAGTGTCATTGGGCCAACCAACCGAAATTGCTGTTGGGAACCATTCCTGACAATTAGTCTCATAGGGCACAGGAGCAACAGTTGTGGAGGGCTGTGAGACAGTCGTAGAAGGCTCTGTGAGCGCCTCAACCCGTTCCGCCTGCTGTTGGGGCGTTAGATCTTGTAAAGCGATCGTAGAGCGAACTGTTGTAGTGGGTTGATTAGTCGAGTCAACACCACCTACCGCCAGAGCTGCACACATCAAATAAGTGAAAAGGGCTAAACCTAGAAAACGACGTACGTTCATGATTCCTCCATTAGTCGGGTTTTGAAGTCGGGAACTGTCTACCGACTCTACTCGGTGGTTGTCAAGGCACTACGCAATAAGGCTAGGGAACTGCTCAATCATGCGTTCTACCGCTGGGGTCCATGTATCACCCGTGACATATTGCAGATGCCATGCCTCAAAGTTTGGGTTAGTTGGTTCTGCGACAGCCCAAGTAAAACCGTATTCAAGAGCTTTACAAGTGCTGAAACCGTCACCTAGCAACCATTTGCAAATCGGTGAGTTGAGCCCACAGTTAGCAAGATCTATCGCTAATCCCCAACCGTGGTCTGAGTGACCTGGTGTAGCACTAGGGCTTTTGCCTGGCTTCAAATACCATTTCTTGCCTTCCCAAACACGGATTACTTGTGGCACACGGCCACCGTCCGTAGTCGAGTAACGATCCTTAAACATGATTAGTTGAGTTGCGTAAGTCCGGTATGCGCCGACTTGATTGCACACCAGCTTGTTGAAGTAGGCGTCTAGTCGTAAACAATTCCATGCTGTTGCAGCGTGTTTCTCTAACGATCCTGTTGGTGCTTGGATTGTGCGTAGGACTGCTTTGTCAACTTTGCCGTTTGTTTGTCCTGTGAGGTCGGTCGGCATGATGATGGGCAGTACGGGGAACTTCACTGGGGGTCTTTCTTGCGAATGATTGGCTCGACTGGTTTGTTGGTTAATGCGGCCATGCCGTTGCCGACTGAGTAGCCGACGATCATTGTGATGATTGGTAGGCCTTGGTCTTGGTCTATTGCGCCGACTGCAATAAGTACGGTCATGCAGATTAAGCCGACTAGGGCTATGAGTGCTTTGGAAGGGTTAAACGTCATGGCTCGGTCGGTTCTTCTGTCCAACCGCTAGCGAGAAGTTCAGCGTATTCCTCGTCCGTCATTTCACGAACTTCGTCATCTATTTGTATGTTTGGTTTTGTCATGTTCTAGTTCCTGTAACCGTAAATTTTGATTGTTCCGCCTGTAATTGTTCCTGAAGTAACGCCAATGGTAAACCCTGTGTAAGAAGTTGCTACGCCGTGATAACCCACACTTGGGGTGGCAAAAGTGGTGTTCATACCTGACGACTGAGCAAAAGTGTATTTAGCCAAAAACGGGTTTTGTAATTCGATGTTTGCCATTAGGCCGTTGCCAATAAATGCTGAACCTGCTTGGAAACTTGTGGTGTTGCTTGCACCGCCAACGAAAGCGGCGCCGGCATAAGTGACGCCTGAGTTGGCATAGTAATAACCAGTTGCTGAAGCGCCTAGTTGAAGATTTAAAAACGCTTGGGCGCTTGATGCTCCGCCACTAATAATGATTTTGTAGTTGTCATAATCAGACGAAAAAGCGCCTGTTACAGCAACGCTAGACACCGTTGTACCGATGGTCTGTGTTTTGACAAGCCACAACCCAACAGCGTTCATAGCAGTTGATGTCAATACTTCGCCAGTGTTGAATGTGGGGTAGGTCATTGTGCTCCTTTACCAGCCGAGTCGACTGGTGTCTAGAATACCGAATTCGGATGAGTCAAGGCTGAAGAACTGGTAATACGTCAGTGGTGAGAAGTAGACCGTGAAGTCAGTTTTTTCCGTTGTTGCGTTCATGGTTACGCCTTCTATAGCGACTAGGAGAGTTGTGTCTGATCCTGCTCCGGGGACTCGATAGACAAGACTCCAGACTCGGCGACCGTTGCCGATCGGGTTCATGATCGTCTCAACCCATCGCTCAGTAATCGTCTGGTCTTGGGAGATGTCTTGAAAGCCAATAGACCAAGTTTGAGCTTCGGGGTCGGCTTGTGAATCTGAGAGCCATTGAGCGAGTCCGAGAGCTTGTGTCGTGGTTGCGTCAACTGTTGAGACGGACTGTGCAGCGTTTCCGTATGCAGTAAGTGAAGTCGAGTTTGTCGCGGTTTGTGATGCGAGCCCGTTCGGGTTGACGGTCACATTGTTCATGAAGTTCAGACCGGCTTTGTCGTGTCCGAACGCATAGTAGGAGATCGCTGTTGCACTGGTCGCGTTGCGAGTAAAGCTGAATCCTGAGGTCGTCAGATAGACGCTGTTCCGTCTAGTCATATGCGCCGTATTGCCGTAAAAGTTGATGAGCCCTTTTTCGGTTGAGTCGATCAAGTTGAAGTAGTTGAGCATTGAGCCCGAATAAGTGATTCCTGCAGCTGTAGATGATCCCGGGCCTACACCGTCAAAGTCGCCGATCTGATAGGGAGCTGTGCGCCACAAAATCTGCAACTGGTCAATAGTGTCGTCTTGAGCTAGGACGACACTGGAGACGACGTTGCGACCGTTACGGGCGAGTACGTCTACGAGGCTCACTGTGATCGTTGAGAGCCCTGTGTTGCCGGGGTAATCGTTGGATGCGACATCTTGACACCAAAAGTATTGTTCGCTGCTGGTCGCATCATCGGCAAGAATCCAGACCGAGTTGAATGTGAAGTACTGAGCAATATCTGTCTGGTTTTTAAGCGTGACTGACAGTGTGCCTCCGCTGTACTGGTCAAGATAGTTCCGTCGTCCTTGCGTGTAGGAGAACGACAGCACAGAGGTCGTGACATCTACCGAGGACGGCGCAGTTCGTGAAAGTCTCCAGACGATCTTTGTCATTACATTGCTCGAGTGTTCACGGGTACAGGGCCCGACTGACGAACATACTGTTGGAGCACTCTCACGATCTCGTTAGGGTTACCGCCGTTGACATTGACAGTGATACCGCCACCACCTAAAGCATTGTTTGGTGTGATGCTTCCAGACGAGCCAGGCGTGAACAGTTCAGGTCCACGCTCACCCACAAGGTAAGTTCCCCCGCCCATGACCGGACCACCAGCTGCACGAGCACCACGGAACCGCATGGCGTTTAGTTCAGGTGTATAACCGCCAGCACCAATAATGTCAATCAGACCAATAGCACGCTCAAGGTCACCAGTATCTACAAGCACTCGGATCTGATTCTTTTGCGAATTAGTCAAAGTAATCATTTCCGCAAGATCAAGCACCTTTAATTTGGCGTCAATCAAACTCTGTTCGTATTCACTAAGAGCACCATCAGCGCCATTAAACGCTTCCACGGCTTTTTCTTTAAGTTGGTCAAGCATTCCTTTAGCGTCTGCAACTGCACTCTCAAGTTTTAATTCGTTTTTAAGATTCTGGAATGCTTCCTCAGTTGCAGATGTCGCTTCCTCAAGTAACAACATTTGTTCCTCAAGTTTGTAAGTGTCGTCTTTGGCACCCTGTACTCGACTGGCGTAATAACCGCCGTACATATCGGCGAGGGCTTTCATTTCAATTCGTGCAGCTGCAGCCTCGTTGCCCATTTTTGCTAAGTCTGCATCTGAGAAAACATCCTCAACGACGCCTCCAGCACCACGCAACGCTTCAGGTAATTTGGCTAGCAATTCAAGCAACTCAGCAACTTTAGGAATTAAACGCTCGCCGAGGTTGATAGCCATTTTCTCAAAGGAATCTTTGAGTTGGTCCATAGCGGCCCGATAGTTTTTGGCTTTGTCAACTTCTTCTTTGTCAATGATCTTTGAGTCGTCAACGCTGTCTAGTGAAGCTTTGAGATCATCGGCGCCCATCTCAATAAGTTCGGCCATGTCCTGCCAGCCTTTGCCAAGCAGCTGAGCGGCAACCTTGGCTTTCTCTGCAGGGTCCTTGATTGCTTTGATTCGATCAATGGTGTTAAGGAATGTTTCGTTGACGTCTAACGATCCGTCTTTTAGATAAACAAGGTCAACGCCAAGGTCACGAACTTTGTCAGGGTCGGCTCCAATAGTTCGGTTTAATTTGCCAATAGCAGTTTCAAGTTTGTCAACAGGAACGCCAATGTCCCCGGCGGCTTCCATAAACTTTGAAGCATCTTCGATAGTTAAACCAGTGGCATCACTAAACTTGCCTGCGGCGATCGCTAGGTCTTGGAAATCCCCGATTGCTTTAATAGCAAAAGTTGCAATGGCTGTTCCGGCCACAATTGCTAGGTTGCCTGCTTGCGCTTTGACACCATCGAAAGCAGCCTTAGAACCAGCCTTGAACTTGCCCATAGTTCCATCAGCTGCAGCAATGTCTGCTTTGAACTTTCCGAACTGGCGCCTGGCTTCCTGTATGCCTTTGTCTTGAAGGTCCGTAATGATCGGAATACGGATAGCCATTACAGCACCAACGCTTTCGTTAACTGGTTAATCTGAGCCATAACCTCATCAACAGATTGCTTCATCTCAGTTTCAACTTGACCGGCATTGTTCTCATACGCACGCCACATTACTCGAGGCTTATTGCCCCAACCGTTTAGAGCATCAGCGAGAGGGTTTGAATTAGTGCCAGCGAATTCCACAATTGAAGCTGCAGCATCCTTGTTCACAATCGTTAGAACAGCATCGTTTTTCTTTGACAGAGACGTCTTAACAGAAATACCACGCACAGCTGCGCTCTGAACATACGGAAACAAACCTCTGCCACCAGGTGCCCAAGTGCGACTAATACCAGACGGCCATCCCCCATTCTTTTTAGTTGGGTCGCCATACGGATACAGTTTTTTGGCTTCATCAACGACAGGCTTAAGAATCTTTTTAGCGTCCTTAAAAAACTGTTTTTGAACCTCAGGCTGAACCTTTTTTAATGCCTTCAAGGTGGACTCAAGCCCATCAACAGATATCGACATGGTTCACCTCTCCTTCAGAATCTTCGCGACTGTCGAGAGGTCGTCTGAATCAAAGTCTATACCAGGTGGCCAGTAGCCAGTTATGACTAACAGCTGGGCTAGAGAGTAGCGGTGTGATCCGCTTTCGTAGGGTTTGAGGACGCAGTACTCACAATCTCAATCTCTACAAGCTTGTTAACAAACGAGTCAAACTCCACCGGAATGGTTTGTCCGTGTTCGGTCTGAATCTTGGCTGTGTACCAAGCCATGAAAGCCATGTCCTCCATACCAAAATTGTCGGCAAGGTCAGACGTTTTCATTTTGAACTTGCGTTCCCATGCGACAAGCGTTGCAAGCGTTGTCGTGATTGTGGCAGGTCCTTGACCAATGTCAAAACGGATCGTGAGTTTCATGTCGGGTCCTTTGTTTAGGTTTGGTTAGATCAGACTTCAGTCCAGGCGAAAGTGCCTCCACGCAGGACTATGGTGCAACGGCTGAGCTCTCCAAGCGAATAGATTACTGGTAATTCTTCAAGATACCCATTGGTTAGGGTCCCTAGGGGGTTTGTGGCGCTTACAGCGGCCGACGTTTGCTTGATGGTTACTGACGCAATTTTCGTACCAACTAGGGCTTTAAAAGTTGCGTAAGTCTCACTGCTGGCCGTGCTCCAGTAGAGCTCCAAGGTCAAAGTGTTGTCCTGCAAACCAGCCGTGAAACTGGTGGCAGTCGAGCCGAACGCATTGTCAGGCAAAGCCATGATCTTCTGCGACAAGTTTGCACTTGTGCACTGATCCGAAATATCAACAGCGCCAATAGAAACAATTGGATTGGATAGGTATGTCGAAGTAGCCATGACGGATCAGTCTTTCTTTGAAGTTGGTGCGTCGGGCTTAACGGTCAATTTAGCACCCTTGGAAGGGTGAGTGTCGGAACGCTGAATAAAGCCACCTTCAAGTAGCCAATCAATGTCGTCAGACGGGCCAGCAACAAACGCTGTGCCGATTTCGCCGACTCGAGTACTTGTAATTACATATCTGTCCATTATGAATCCTGTGCTTGTAGTGGGATGAGTAATTCGTATCCGGC